ATCAATAATTTTATTAATCATGTTTTTTCTCCTCAATCTCATAGAAGAACTTATCAGTATCTTCTGTTATCCATTGTCCTGAGTCCTCTACACTCCATTCATTTGTTTGAACCTTCCAATCAGGAATGTTGTCCTTAACTGTGAACGAGGGTAAATCCCAAATTATTCTATTGTTTGGCTGAGCCGCATAGTTGCCGTCTTTTAACGCAATTATGTGAGCGCACTTATGTTCGTGCGGTATTTCGGAATGTTCCGTATCGAGTATATTACTATCTGGGTGTGCAAAGTCAATGGTAAATAAGTAATTACCATGATGCCATTTCTTATCTTTGCCTATGTACTTGCCATGTTGACCACTTAGGATATCATATAAAGTAACAGCAGGGTAATAACTAAAGCTATTCCAAAGTTCCAGTTCATCAAGTCTTTTAATGGGAACAGTTTGTGGTTCATAACCACGTTGAATAAAAGCCGTGATTGGGAGACGGTAAAAGATTGCACCGTTTTCCATAATTGCGTGCCATAAGATAGCGCGTCCTGACATACAGGTAATACCAAAGATAATACAGTCTTCAACTTCTCCATGATGTTTTTTACCGTCATATAAATATTCTCTCCTTATTTGTGCGTAGGTTGGTGGTATGTTTGCATTTAAGTAAGCCATGATTTAACATTATCCTTTTATTTCTCCCCAGTTATCTCCAAACTCATAGTCAACTTTATTAGGGATCTTTAACTTAACAGCATTTTCCATAATCTCAATAATTTTTTCATGTTGGTTACTGCCTTTTTCTACAGAAATATCTAATTCATCATGTATTTGTATGTGTGGTACAATGCCCTCTTTGTATAAATCTAGCATAGCTTTTTTTGTCATGTCCGCTGCTGACCCTTGTATTAATTTATTTAAGGCTTTGTAGGTATACGCCCTTCTAACTTTTGGTCTAATATTACTTTTAATTTGTTCTAATGTAATTTCATTCATTTCAAGTTTATATTTGTTTCTTACTTTTTCTGTTTCAAATTGTTTGACTATAGATTTTTCTATTGCTTCCGCTTTTGTCATTGGAGGACTAATAACTCCAGGAGTATATTCATTTAATTCCCATTTATCAAATCTACACCTTCGTTTTAACAAAGTAGTAATATAACCAGAAGCTGCTGAGTCTTTGGCAGTGTTGCTCATTAGATTTTTAACAAAGGGAACATGGTCATGGTATTTATTAAATAATGTTTCAGCTTCATCTTTAGTTACACCTAATTCAGCTTGTAGTTTTGCTTTACCCATACCATAAAATAATCCAAGATTAATAGTTTTAGCTTGCGTTCTAGAAATGTCTGCCATGTCCGCTACAGTTTGATGGAAATCAACTTCATTGTTATGAAATGCATCAACAATATTTTTTACTTCTTTTGAATCACGAAGACTTTGACTTTTAGCTGCATAGTGCACAACCAATCTTGGTTCTTGTTGTGAGTAATCAAAACATCCCCACGTACAATTATCTTCCGGAATAAATAAAGATCTAATCATAGGTCCTAGCTGCTTGTTTCTTGCTGGAATCTGCTGTAAATTTGGATTTGAGTATGAGAATCTACCTGTAACTGTGCCTCCACCCTCACCCCGAATAGGGTTTATATCTGCATGTATTCGGCCTTTGTATTCATGTTTTATAATTGTATCAATAAATGTTGTATGTGACTTGTTAATTTCTCTAGCTTTTGCTATACATTGAACTATGGGATTATCATGAGTAGAAAGAAAATTTTTAGTAAAAGAAGGTGCATTTGATTTTAAAGTTCTTTCATATGGTAACTTTAATTTATCAAAAACTTTGGCAATGCTTCTTGCTGCCCATATTTGAGGTTCTATTCCTGTTTCTTTTTTTATTTTTAGGAGTAATGTTTCTTCTTCTGATGCTAACTGTTTCTTTATTATATGAGCTCTTTGAACGTCCACTCGAACGCCCTTAACTTTCATATCTATAAGACATGGAAACAATTGAGTTTCTAAATTAAATACATTTGTAAGATCTTGTTTTTTTATCTCTTTAGATAACTCTTTAAATAATTTTAATGTTAATTCAGCATCTTTTTCTGCATAAGAACCAACGTCCATATCAGGTAGTTTCCACATCTCAGCTTTAGGATCTACTCCAGCTTCAAATGCAGCTTGTCTTAATGCTGTTTCATCTTTAACTTCACCTAAATATTCATAAGAAGCACTATTTAAAGAATAAGAAAATTTATTTTCATCAACCAATGCAGCCATAACCATTGTATCAACAATGTGTCCATTAAATTTAACTCCATATGCTCTTAACCAACAAACATCATACATAGCATTGTGAAATATTTTAGGAACAGGTAATGCACACACATCTTTAATCCAACTCATAACGCTAAGTTCGTCCCAATGATTTTGTTTTAAATGTCCAAAAGAATAATATCCAGACCAACCTTCTACAGCTACAGCTATTCCTACAATCTCACCTTCTCCAATTAATGCACCAGAGCCTCGTGTTTTTAACGTTGGATCTCTAGTTTCTAAATCAATTGCTATGTACTTGTGATCTTTTAAATCTGGAAAAGAAGTAGGACTATTCCATTCTGTTTGAGCTTTTGGCACTATAAAATCAATGCTCCTAATATAACACCTGTTACAAAACATATTTTACGTGAATGATCTATCCACATTATTTCTAATTTAAATCTTAATTCGTTAATCATTTGTAATCCCTTTCAATTATCATTTCTATAAAGTGTATTGCTTTTTCTAAATCTTGTTTCTTTCCTTTGTCTCTATGTCTTATGATGTACTTTATAGCACACCCTTCTGGGTAAAGCAATTCGTTCTCTATTACAAACTTGCTTGGTTGTATTTTATATTTTTGGTAGTGTGCACCACCTATTTGTTTGTCATATGGTTTCATATTATTTGTTCTCCTATTTTATAGTAGTTCGCAGTTAATGGGGCTAAGATGTATAATTTTTGCATTGCTCTTGTTACACCAACAAAAAATAATCTATGGGCTGTGTCTGGATCTTCTATTGCTTTTTGTAATAACATTTCTGATTGTTTTTCTGACCCATAGTCCATACATAAAACAATGTTTTCTCTTTCTCTACCTTTAGCACCATGTATAGTAGACAATTCTATTCTTGGGTCTGTTGATAAATCATCACCACTTTTTAAAATACTTTTTATATATTTTTTAATATCATCGTCAAAATTAAGTTGTTCCCAATCACCTTCAATTAACAATCCATGATCCTTTTTTAAAACATCTAATGAAATTAATTCATCACTTTTTAATGTTTTACCGCTAGAATAACCATATTTTACGTGTCCTTTATTATAGTTTAAATATTCCCATATTTTTTTAACATCATCTATTTTTACTAACTCACCCTCATTTAATTTAACCCAAGTTCTATATGCGTCGAGTGTAGTCTGTGGTAGAATAGTATTTCCTTTACCAAAAATTCTTAACCCTTCCCTATAAAAATGTCCTGCAAATTCTTTTAAAATTTTATTAGTTGTTGCTAGAATCATCCACTCCCCTACACTAAAATTTATTTCTTCTAAAAAACAGTTTTCTATAAATTCTCCCTCTTCTTTTTTAGCGTACCATTGTTTATCAACTCGTTTAGTTATGTGAGGCAATATTTTTAACGCTTGTTCATGCACTGCTTTTGGCACCCTGTAAGATTGTTCTTGATCATCTCTTTCACCTTCTAGATCTATAAAAATATTAGACTCTGCTCCTTGAAATTTAAAGATAGTTTGATCATCGTCCCCCGCAATGTACGATCTTTTACAGAGAGCTTCTATATAAAAAAACATTTTCCATTGCGAAGGATTTAGATCTTGGGCTTCATCGAGAAAAATTGCATCGAGAGCAAGATGCTTTTCTTCATCAACAAATAATTTAATCATGTCAGAAAATTCATACATGTTTTTTTGTCCTTTGTAGTATTCAATATCTCTTTCTAATTGTTGAACACGAAATATATCTACAGCGCCCTCATGATAATTTAAATCTATACAAGCTTTTTCTAAAGTTATTAGTTTAGCTCTAGAATAATTTATTACTTGCAAATTTCTATCTTGATTTATAGTAACTCCATGCTCATTTACGTATGAGTCAAAATTTATATCTGAATAAACAGGGTAAACATTTTTAAATTGTATCCATTTCGTTCCTGTAAGTATTTGTTTTCTTGAAATATCTAATTCTCTAGTACCCATTGCATGTAAAGTAGATATATATAAAAGTTCTACTCCAGGAAATACATCTTGAACTTTTTTTGATCCATCTAATGCTGCAGCTTTAGTAAAAGTAACGTAAGCTATTTTTTGTGGGTCTGTATGTAAGTTATTAATTTCTTCATTTAAATAATGATGCACTAATCTATGTGTTTTACCTGTACCAGGTGGTCCCATTATTTTTTTTCTAATTACTGCCATGGTTCTTTCTCCAGTTCATATTTTTTTGTGCTAGGCTTATCTAACATGACATGTTTCATCTCTAAAACTCTATGTGTTTTACCATCTATTTTTGGAGTAGATTCTTTTGCAAGAAATAGATCTTGCAACATTCGCATGGTTTTTTGTTTTGGATAAGTCTTGTCAGCCCAAGATTTAGTTCTCAATAAATATTTCCAAAAATTAGCAAACTTAAACATAGTTATTCCTTTATCATCAGTAAAAGCTACACCTCTTAAAATATCATCTTTATCTCTACCTGGAGTTCTATTGATATAGTCAGCTAAAACTTCTGTTAATTGCACACTAATTTTTGAAGAATCAGGTGCAGTTATAGATTTAGCTGAAGCCATTAATTTTATTAATCCTTTTCTCCATGCATGTTTAGGTATTGGCATTAAAGGTTTTCCAATCTGTTCCATACATGCTACAGAAAATTTTTCTGGATCATGCAGTGTTGCACCATCTACTTCAACAGTTGTGCCATCTAATGAAACAAACCAAATTGGAGGTTCTGATGTATACTTTCTTATTTCTGTAATTTCAGCTGTTGGACCATCATCACCAATACCAAATTCTTTTAATGCGCATTTTTTAGCATCACAAAAACTACATATAGGTTCATCTTTACATTTATATTGATAGTCTTTACTATTTAAAGATTTTTTTAAAACGTTAATTTCATTAGCACCTAAAGGTGGCTGCATAAATTTTTGATCGTATATATGCATATGACCTTGCCACTCATCATTTTCTGGATATCGTTTTTTAAGATAAACACCCACGTTATACATACAATTATTTCTTTGACCATTCGGTACACCATCACTTAATAATGTAACCAAACATGGAGACATACCCTTAAAAAAATCATCTTCTTCTGTTTTACTAGACATAGTAAAATTTGTTAATTCTTCTTCTGTCATTGCCATTTCATTATGGTAATCAAAAAATTCTTCTAAAGACATTTTAATTCCTTTAGAATTAAAAGCATACCTAACAGAATTTTTAGAATCGTAATAAGGTAAGTTTAAAAAACTACCTGTATCTCCTCTGGCTACATTAATGTAATCTTGTTTAGGATATATTTCTGCTCTTGCATGACCTATTGAAGACGCAATAATTTTTAATTTTGTTCGCATAACTATTGCGGGAACAAATGTTTTAGTAAACATAAAAATATGTGCTCCACCAGATTTAGAACGAAACACAATTGCTTTAATATTTTTTTCTTGAAGTTTTTTTACAAATTCTTGGTGATTGACTGGATATATATCAACATCAATACATCCCCATTTTAATTTATTTTCTTGGTTAATTGGAATTATACCTAGACCTGGGTCCTTACCATCTAAATGATCTTGCCACAATTTCTCTATAGGTGGTTTATGTATGGTAAACGAAGTAGTTTTGTTCTTACCTTTTTCGTTAATCTGATCACTTTTTTTAGTGATACCATGGGCGGTGTCTAAGCCCTCAAAAATATATATAAATTTATTTAACTCTTTCATATTGCTCTCTAATTAAACATGGGCGGTCTACGTCTCCATCGACCGCCCACTATCTACACTATTTGCTAGCTAAACTAGTGTAAAATTTTTTTGCACGTTCGTATAAAGCTGTATCCTGAACCGGACCAATTTTACTAACGTTGTAACCATACCATTGATTGCCTTTACCAGAATTTAAAACTGAACTTAGTTTATAACTATGGCTAAAAGAAGATGGGTTGTAAGGCCCGTCTTTTCCGTCAAAAGTAATAGACAACATCATAGAATTCCATCCTCGGCTTATTTTACCTTGAGATGAACTCATAGATATCAAAGCTTGTTCAATAGAATCGTCTCCAATAATCAACACATAGTGTTGACCAACAGTTAGAATGTAATTACCATTATCTAATCTGTCTTTACCGGTTGTGTCTTTGGTTGTTTTAGATAAAATATCAGACTCTGCTGAATAAATGTTTTCTGGTCTATTAGAACCAGTTCCAAAATCAGCCCATTCTTGATATTCTAATTTATAATGACAAGGAATAACTTTTATTCCTTCTGCTCCATTATACAGTTTTTTTGTAACTATATTTAAGAACATTCCAGGTTCAGCACCTTCAACATAATTTTGATTACGTTTTTGTGCTTCTCCAGAACCATTTTGCAAAAGTTTTAAAATAGGTAAAGCCAAACTTGTTGTCTTTACATTTTCAAAACCTGCTGCAGCATCCTCTTCAAACAATATTGATGAAGGTAATCCTGCTTCTTCTTTTGTTGCCACTTGTTTCTCGTCACTCATATCTATCTCCTAGTTATTTTTGTACTGTTACCTGCGTAAGTTTTAATTATGTCAGAGGGCATCTCTTGTCCAGATTCGAGACGCTCTCTAACTACTGCTTTAAGTGTCTGGGGATGAACGCCAATTTTCTGGACGGGTTCAAACCCCTGACCTTGTGCAAGGGTTGCGTATTCGCTCGCCTTGTTGTCTTCGCCCCGGCCAAAGGTAACGGTAATATCATTTTTAATAATATCACCAAGGCCGTTATTTCGAAGCCATGTAAAAGCTGCCTCTTGATGTTGCGGAGGTATAGATGCACCATAGATTTTTTTAATCTCTACAGACTCACCGTCTTTTAGCTTTAATTTTGTAATATGCATTTCTTCCATCATCACCGGTATTTCAAATTGCGATAATGTTTTTGCTTTTTCTTTTAATTTAGAAATACTATTTTCTGCATTTTCAATTTCGTCTTCTAAATTTTTTAATTCTATAACTTTATCAGATAACGACTTTGCAGTGTCTGCTTGTGTTATCGATTGTGTTCTATCTTCTTCATAATTTATCTTGCTCATTTATTTCTCCTCTTTCATGTATGTTAAACTCTGTAGGGTAATACATTTTTTCTTGCCTGTCCCAAGTTAACGTAGTGTACTTTCCATTATTTATATCGCACGCGACTGCTATTGCTAAACCAATTACTTTAGGATCTCCAGATAATAATAAAAAATCTTTGTCTGTGTAATCTTTAAGTAATCTTCTAAGTTGATAAGTTATTGGACCTGGACTTCTGACAATTTGTGTGTCCTCACGTAAAAGAACTTTTATTTCACCAAATTTTTGAGCGCCAATAATATTATATTTTGGACGACCAATTTTAGTACCAGGTACTTCTTGTAACAAATAAACAACAGGTTTTTTATCGTCTGTTAAATAGTTCATCATGTTTTGATATTCATCTACTTTCATGCTTGACAATATACTCATTAATGTTAACTTGTCAACCAGAAAGAATAAATAAAATGATTAATTATAAATTTAAGACTAAACCATACGCGCATCAATTAAAAGCGTTAGAAAAGTCATGGAACAAAGAAGCTTATGCTTATTTTATGGAAATGGGTACAGGTAAATCTAAAGTATTAATAGATAATGTATCTATGCTTTATGATAAAGGTAAAATTAATGGTGTCTTAATTATTGCACCTAAAGGTGTATATCAAAATTGGCACGATTCAGAAATACCTACTCACCTTGTAGACCATATAGATAAAAAAATGGTTTTGTGGCAAGCTATGATTAACAAAACACAAGAAAAAAAATTAGATACATTATTTGAATCTGGTGAAGAATTACATATTTTAATTATGAATGTAGAATCTTTTTCTACTAAAAAAGGTGTTGCATTTGCTAGTAAATTTTTAAATTGTCACAACACATTAATTGCTATTGATGAGTCTACTACAATAAAAAATCCTAGTGCAAAACGTACAAAAAATATTTTAGGCCTGTCTAAACATTCTAAATATAGAAGAATACTTACAGGTTCACCAGTTACAAAGTCACCATTAGATTTATATACACAGTGTCAGTTTTTAGATCCTTGGTTACTAGGCCATGCATCTTATTATGGTTTTAGAACTAGATATGCAATTATGAAGAACGCTAATTTTAATGGTAGGTCCGTACAAATTGTTGTCGGCTACCATAATTTAGGTGAATTATCCGCTAAATTAGAGCCTTTTTCGTACAGAGTATTAAAAGATGATTGTTTAGATTTACCTGAAAAAACTTTTGTTAAACGTATTGTACAATTAAGTCCAGACCAAGAAAAATTATATAAACAAATGAAAGAAAAAGCACTTGCAGTTTTAAATGGTAAGATGGTTAGTACAACAACTGTAATGACTCAACTGATGAGATTGCAACAAATAACGTGCGGACATTTTACAGCAGATGATGGTTCAACACAAGAAATACCTAACAACCGTATTACAGAATTAGTTGATGTATTAAGTGAGATAGAAGGTAAAGTTGTTATATGGGGTCATTGGCAAAAAGACATTGCCCAAATTATAAAAGCCATAACTAAAGAATACGGAGAAGCCTCTGTTGTAGATTATTATGGCTTGACTCCAAAAGATGAACGACAAGAAAACATTGAGAAATTTCAAAACGATCCTAAATGTAGATTTTTTGTTGGTACACCCGCAACAGGTGGTTTTGGTATTACATTAACTGCAGCATCTAATATGATTTATTTTTCTAATGGTTATAATTTAGAATTTAGAACACAAAGTGAGGCTAGAATAGATCGTATAGGTCAAAAATATCCTATGACTTATATTGATATAATATGCAAAGACACAGTCGATGAAAGAATTGTAAAAGCACTACGTAATAAAATTAATATCGCATCTAAAGTAATGGGTGAAGAATTAAAGGATTGGATATAGGAAATTGTAGGATATACGTATGGGCGCTACAATTTTTCAATTAACACAATTATCACGCCACCCATACCAGTCATAACAGCACCCA